ACGCCCGTCGTGAGCGACACGGCGGCAAGGAGCGACAAGTGAAATCCAAGAAGAAGACGGGAAAGCCTCGTGCAACCGTTGCTGGGCTACAAAAGGAAGTAAAAGACCACATCCGCCAGTGGGACAGAATGAATGTCGCGCTGGATCACAAGATTCAAGAGTTGGCTGCAGCAATTCACGGGCGCATGTCCCGGATTGAACGTGAAGTGAATAGCCGCACTTGCACCGTAGACGACATGATTGCTGCGTTTATGCCAGTAGTTCATAAAAACGTCAGGATGCTCCAATCCGAAAGCGACGCCATTAAGGCTGACGTGGATCACTTAACAATGCGATTGGTAGCGGCAGAAACCATGATTCAGACCCTAGCCAATCCGCCCAAAGTTGCGCGCGCAAATGGGGTCGGTCGGTCGCTCCTCCGACCCCTACTAAGGAAACTACGACTTGTCAGATAAAGACACCGACATCGGTACAGGCAACGAAGAACTGCTCAAGCGGATTCGCCAGCGCTATCGCTATGGCGTTGATAAGTGGGACCGCAACCGCAAAGAGGGCCAGAAAAACATGAAGTACGTCTCAGGCGACCCCTGGGACGATACTGACAAGGAAGCGCGCAAAGATCGGCCCACAGTCTGCCCTGACGAGCTTAATCAGTACGTCAATCAGGTCGTCAACACGGCACGCCAGAACCCCCGCGGCATCAAGGTTGACCCAGCCGGCGACCAGGCCACAGACAGGCTCGCCGAATACCGTGAGAATCGCATCCGGGCCATTGAGTATGCCTGCAACGCCAGCCAAGTCTATGTGAACGGGCTCCAGGCAGCAGTAGAGCGTAACATCGGCTATTGGAAGGTCACCAGGGCTTACGTATCGGACGAGTCAGATGAGCAGGAAATCGTCATTCTGCCGGTCATGAATCCCGACGCGATTGTCATTGACCCAGATTACAAGGAACTCGACGGCTCAGACATCAAGTGGGGCTATGAGCTCGACAGAATTCCGCTTGCAGACTTTGAGACGGAGTACTCAGATGCGCAGAAGGTCAGTTTTACATCTGAGGACTTCGGCGCCGAGTACGCCAGCGACTGGTATGACACTAAATCGATCCAGATTGCTTCGTATTGGGAGGTAAAGCAGGTTGCGCAGCAGGTAGGCAAGAAGAAGCGGACAGCCTACAAGCGCACGATCACGCAATATGTGACCAACGGCATCGAAATCCTCAAAAAGAGCGTCCAGCCCGGCCCGTATATCCCGATTGTGCCGGTATTCGGCAAGGAACTATGGGTTGATTATGGAACCGGTGCCGAACGGGTGCTCTTGTCTCTTGTCACGTTGGCGCGCGACCCGCAAAAGTCTCTCGCATATGTGATGAGCAACATGCTGGAGAACTGTGGTCAGATTCCGAAAGCCTCATATATTGGCTATGTAGGGCAGTTTGAAACAGACAAAACTGCATGGACATCCTCAAATGTAGAGTTTCATCCTTTTCTGCAAGCCGACCCAGTTGTAGATGCGGCAACAGGGCAACTGCTCCCACTCCCGCAGAGAACAAATCTCGCTCCAGACTTTGGCGCCTATTCAATCGGCACCGACATCTGCCGCAGAGCGATTCAGGCTGCAATGGGCATCGCTCCACTTCCTACGGCCGCGCAGAGGTCAAACCAAAAGTCTGGCGTGGCGATTCAGAAGGTGCAGCAAGAGCAGGCTATCGGCTCCTATCACCTTGTCGACGCTTACGAGCGCGCCATTAAGTTGACCGGCCGCATCATGAACAACTGGCTGAGTGAGATTGATCTTGGAGAAACCGAGAAGCCTGTCCGCATGGCAGACGGGAAACACCAATTAGCCCAGATCAACACCGCCCAGCCCGTGACCACGGAGAACGGGGACACCTATCACTTCCCCATCGCAGACGACAAAGGGCGGTATCAGGTCACGATTTCCACGTCACCCTCAAGCGATTCGCAAAGGGATGACGCTCGAGACTTCGTTGCTAATTCGCTGGTGCCGAATCTCAAGGCATTGCCGATCGGACCGCAGCAGGCAGCCCAAATCTTAGCCAATTCCATCCGCATGATGCAGCTTGGACCGATGGGCGACCAGATGGCCGACATTGTGAGCCCGCAGAACAACCAGCAAGCTCAGCAGATGGCCCAGATGCAGCAGCAACAGGCCCAAATGCAGGAGCAGTTCCAGAAGATGCAGGCGGAATTGCAGAAACTGCAGCTTGAGAAGGCTGGGAAAGTCATTGAGATGCAGGGCAAGATGGCGCTGCAGCAACAGGAATCGCAGGTAAGACTTACAGAGGCCAATCTCGACCGCGAAACCAAGCTCGCCGTGGCTGAGATCGGGACGAAAGCGCAGAGCCAAAGTGAACGCGTCGGTATGATCGGCGAACTAGAGCAGCAGTTCCATTCCCAAGCCCATGACGTCGCCCTGCAGAAGGATCAGCAGGCCCATGAGCAGGCTCTGGCTCAGCAACAGCACCAGCAGGCTCTAGAGCAGGGCCAGCAGCAGGCAGGGAATCAGGCCGCCCTTGCGGAGCAGAGCGCAGGCCATCAGTCTGCCCAGAGCGCACAGGACGCGGCACAAGTTGCACAGGCGCAACAACCAGAAGGGGCAGCGTAACTCTCTGCCCCAGCGCCTGACCTTATGAAGATTTGGATATTGTTCCTCCATACATACGGAGAAGGAAGCGAAGTTCTCAATGTCTATGCCAATGAGAGCGAAGCGGAGGCAGAGTGTGACAGGCTGCGCGCCAACAACAAGGGTGCAAAGTCCCACGGCTTCACGGTAGAGGAACACGAAGTTTTAGTTCACGCTAGCCCGGCGTAAGGGCACAAGGAACCCACAATGGATGAACAGACGGTAGTAGCGGAATCGTCGGCCGCACCAGTAACCGAAACAGCAACTGAAACGCCAAGTTTAGAAGTTCCCCGCAGTGGCCCTGAGTACACCGAATGGCGGAAAACGGGCAACTTGCCGGAAAAGAAACAGCCTGAACCTGCAGCCTCGGCGACTGCACCCTCCGATGACGCGGTCGACTCGGCGGCCACAACCATGCAGGAGCACAGCAAGCGGAAAGAGTGGAAAGATCAGCAGCGCTGGAAAGAGCTAACTGATCGGACCAAGCAGCTCGAACGGGAACTGGAAGAGGCACGCAGGCCGAAAACGACGCAGGCGGAACCGTCACCCGCAAAGCCTGAGCACCCGCAGACCTATGCCGAGTATCGCAAGCAGTTCAAGCCCTCGCAGTGGATTGAGGATTACGCGAAAGCGAACCCTGAAGCCAGCTATGAGGACGCGAATGCGGCGATGGCAGACCATCTGCTGGATGCACGCGACCATTTCCGCTCGATCGAGCAGAGAGTTACCAGCGAGAAGCAAGCCCTTGAATCAAAGGTTGGCGAGGCACGGAGCCGGTATGAGAACTTTGACGAAATCAAGTCATCGTTTCTCTCTAAGGTAGTCAGCGACAGAGGCACGCCGCTGATTCCCCTGCAGGTTCTGGGCATCATCAACGATTCGGATGTTCTACCGGATTTGCTCTACACCATCGGCTCAGACTCAGCAGAGATGCAGAAGTTTGTAGACATGGCGAAGAGTAATCCTAACAAGGCGATCCGGTATATCACCCGAGTTGAGGGGTTTATTCAAGAAGAACTCTCCAAAGGCTCGTCCGCACGCAATGAAAAAGGCCAGTTCGCTAAAACAGAGGAACCGGCTCCCACTCCTGCCAAACGTGGCCCCGAAAGCGCACCTGAGCCGCCCATTGAAATCCAGAATCGCGGTGGAGTCGTGGACGCATCAGATCGCGCTCTCAAGAACGTTGAGCGTGGCAGTTCCAAAGACTTTCGAGCCTGGAAAGAGGCCGAAGATCGCAAGGAGCTCGCCCGCCGTCGCGGAGCGTAAATGGCAAACTCATTTTTAAACACAACATGGGTATCGATGAAGGTACTGCGGCTCCTGCTGAACAAGCTGATTGTCGCCGAATACTTCAATCGTGGCTGGCAGAAGGATTTCGATAAGGAATTCGCGCCCGGAAGCCAGATCACGGTCAAATTCCCTCAGCGGTTCAAAGTTACCAATGGCATGGGATATGCTCCGCAGGGGATCAACCGCTTGCAGACTCCGGTCAACCTTGACCAGTGGATGCAGGTCGCATTCGAGTGGGATGACTACGAAGATGCCGTGAAGCTCGAACGGTCTGAGGAAGAACTCACGCAGCAGTATTTCGAGCCTGCCGCCGCTGCTTTGGCGCAGGAGTGCGATAGCCGTTGCGCGAAGTGGGCTTATCAGAACGCTTCGATGATGACCGGCGTCCTCGGAACCGACCCCACAGCCGTCTCGACGTACTACACCGCGCGCCAGCGGTTGGAGGAAAACGCTGCTGGAGTGCTCGGCAAGCGCTGCATGCTCATCTCTTCGAGCATGATGACGTCGCTTGGTTCGAACATCACGACCATATTCCACCCTGCCGATGAAATCACAAAGGCATGGAAAGAGGGCGTGATCGGCGAGCTCGGCATGTTCATGTTCTACGAGTCTCAGTCGCTGTGGTCGCATACCGCGGGCACATGGGCTGGAGCCGTGACCGTGAACGGTGCGGGGCAGTCGGGAACTTCGATCCTCATCAACGCGACGGCCGGCGACACGTTCAAGACTGGCGACAAAATCTCGTTCAACGCTGTCAATCTCGTCAACCCCATGACCTACCGCATCCCCGGCAAGGCATACAACAAGGTGTTCACCGTGACCGCAGACCTCACCGCAACTGGTGCAGGCTCTGCGAACGATGTGCTCCAAATCCTGCCTCCCATCTACGGCCCCGGCTCGCAGTACCAGAACGTCGACGCTCTGCCAGGCAACACGGCAGCTTTGACGCTCTGGCCTGGGACGACTTCGCCCAACGGCAAGGTTGGCACTCTGGGACTCGGCTTGACTCGTCAAGCTTTCGCATTCGTCGGCGCGAAGCTGTACACGCCGACGGCTGTTGAGAAGGCAGGTCAGGCGCAGGACCCGGATACCGGCCTGTCTGTTCGCAAGGTCAAGGCCTGGGACCCTGTTCGATCGGTGCAAGTCAACAGGCTGGACTCACTTTTCGGGCTTGGAAATCTCTACCAAGACAATGGTGCGGTAACCGTAGCTGGCGCTTAATTATCTTGTCTTTGCATCGTCTGCCACTTTACTATGAATGTGGTGAGGTGGCAGATGACAAAGAGGCTCCAGCTTGATGGTCAGAAATTCGGCAGGCTCACAGTTGTAAAGCGAGTCATTGGAAAACCCGGAAAGAGCAGATGGGAATGCGTATGCGAGTGCGGCATGGTGAAGGTGATCTCCGCAGATCATTTGAGATCTGGCAGCACAACATCATGCGGAAGGTGCTCTAAGCAGATTGACCTAACTGGTCAAACATTAGGACGCCTTTACGTGGTAGCCATAACAGACAAGCGGGATGGCTGCGGAAACGTCATTTGGCGTTGCTGGTGTTCTTGTGGAACTGAAACAGAAGTAGATGGTTCCAGCCTACGCAACGGAAACACGCAATCTTGTGGATGCTTAAAAGCAGAGAGATTCACAAATCGGACACACGGAATGTCTCGATCCCTCATTTATCGAGTTTGGACCGAGATGATTCAAAGGTGCTACAACCCCCGCAACAAGAAGTTCAATGTATATGGGGCGAGAGGCATCACTGTATGCGACGAGTGGAGATTAGGCTTTGAGGCGTTTTATGCTTGGGCGATCACAAATGGCTATGCGGTGAGGGCTGGTGACGACCGTCTCAGTATTGACCGAATCGACAATGACAAGGGTTATTCCCCAAGCAATTG